ACCATTGCGGTTTGGGGATCTGCTATCCTCGTAACCTTCCTTATCATCGTCATCGTCGTCCTCTTCATTATCGGCGTCGTTCATCGCTAGGAGTTGCACATGGATCTCATCGCTAAGTTTGGACCCCTGCTTGGACAGATCGCGCCCTCCATCGCCACTGCGTTGGGGGGTCCTCTTGCTGGGGTTGCTGTCAAGACCCTATCGAGCGCCCTGTTCGGGCATGAGGACGCATCAGAGGATCAGATTTCCGAGGCAATGGCGTCGGCATCCCCCGACCAGCTTGCCGCCATCAAGAAGATTGACGCCGACTTCAAGGTGCAGATGAAGAGCTTGGACATCGACCTTGAGCGCATCTCTGCCGGAGACCGCGATAGCGCCCGCCAGATGCAGCGAGATACGAAGGATTGGGTTCCCAAGGTTCTTGCCGTCGTCATTACGCTGGGCTTCTTCGGCATCCTGATCTGGATGCTGCTCAATGGAATGCCAAAGACAGGAACAGAGGCGCTTCTGATGATGTTGGGCGCTTTGGGAACCGCGTGGACCGGCGTGGTCAACTTCTACTACGGTTCGTCCGCTGGATCGAAAGCCAAGACAGATGCCCTAAACTCAAAGGACAAGTGAGATGAAAGAGAACTGGGACACCTGTTTTGCCATGGTTTTGAAGCACGAAGGTGGTTTTGTGAACCATCCGAAAGATCCGGGCGGAATGACAAATCTGGGAGTTACCCGCACCAACTGGGAACTCTATCTGGATCACGACGTTACCGAGGCAGACATGCGGGCGCTGACGCCCGAGATGGTCAAGCCCTTCTACAAGAAGAACTACTGGGACCGGATCAGGGGCGACGAGTTACCCTCTGGGGTGGACTATGCTGCCTATGATCTGGCCGTGAACTCTGGCACGGGCCGGGCAGCAAAGTACCTCCAACGCATTGCTGGCGTAACGGAGGACGGGGTCATTGGACCACAGTCCTTGAAGGCCATCCAGAAGTGCGATGCCGAGTCGGCAGTCGATGCCCTCTGCACCATGCGCTTGGACTTCCTCAAGAACCTCGACACCTTCGACACCTTTGGTAAGGGCTGGACCATTCGCGTCAACGACGTGATGGCAAGGGCGACGGAGATGGCATGATGGCCGCGAAGAAGGGGAAGTGATGGCTAAGTCACCCGCATGGCAGCGAAAGGAAGGTAAGTCCCCCAAGGGCGGGCTCAATGCCAAGGGCCGAGCTTCCTACAACAAGGCAAACCCCGGAAAACCGGGGTTGAAAGCCCCGCAGCCGGAGGGTGGTCCCCGCAAGGCAAGCTTCTGTGCCCGCATGACAGGCATGAAAAAGAAACTGACTAGCGCAAAGACCGCCAACGATCCAAACTCCCGCATCAACAAATCCCTCAGAGCGTGGAAATGTTGAGGTGCTGACAGAAAATCAAGGAAACCAGAATGACAGATGTTTACATTATTGACAGATTGATTAAAGTAATCCGCGAGCGGCAGCAAACTGTCACTGAAGCGATCACAGAAGGCTCGGTTCAGGATTTTGCCGCTTTCCGCCACCTCCGGGGAAAACTCGAAGTGTGGAAGGAAGTTGAGGATGAACTTCGCCTTCTGCTGAAGAAACAGGAAAGACATGACGAGTAGTCTGATACTCCCAATGCACCTTCAAGCAAAGCTTGAAAAAGAAACTGTTTCACGTGAAACATCTGATTCGGGGGCGCTAGACGCCGCCTTTGTCCCCGAGGCCGACAGGGTTTTTGACCCGACGAAACTTCCGGACACAGCCCTTGCCCGTCTTCCGCAGCCTACGGGTTGGCGACTTCTTGTGCTTCCCTACCGTGGGAACGCCAAGTCAAAGGGCGGTATTCTCTTTGCAGATCAGACAGTTGAGCAGAACAGCCTAGTCACGGTTGTGGCTTATGTGCTGGCTGTTGGACCAGATGCGTACTGCGACAAGTCCAAGTTCCTGAATGGTCCGTGGTGCAAGAAGGGTGACTGGGTAATCATCGGTCGCTATGCCGGGGCGCGTTTCAAGATTGAGGGTGGGGAAGTCCGCATCATCAACGATGACGAGATCATCGCAACAATCGCTGATCCCTCAGACGTTTCCAACGTCTAGCAGCGCAGCAATGGAGATTGCTATGTCAGAAAACGGTGAAGTGGAAGACGACGGCTCTGTCGAGATCACTCTTGAGGATACCGAGTCTACAGAAACCCCCGTCGTAAAGAAGGTCGAGGTCTCCTCCGGAGACACAGACCTTCAGGACCACTCCGAATCTGTCAGGAAACGGATCGACAAGCTGACCTACCGGGTCCGGGAGGCAGAGCGCCGCGAACAAGCCGCGCTTGAGTTTGCCAAGGGCCTGAAGGGTCAGTTGGATACCTATCAGGAACGGGCTCATGTTCTTGACCGGACACTGGTCAACGAGTTTGACAACCGCCTGAAGACCCAAGAGAAGATGGTCAAGGACGAACTTCGCCGCGCCATTGACGAGGGGAATGTTGACGCTCAGATTGCCGCGCAAACAGCCCTTGCAAATTTAGCTGTGGAAAACGACAAACTTAGGCAGTCTAAAAACCGCCGCGATAATGAGGATCGGCAGAGGGCCGCGATCCAAGCCGCGCCTCCCCCGAGGGTTGAGCAGCAGGCCCCCCGCCCGGATCCGAAGGCTCAGTCTTGGGCGGAACGGAATGAGTGGTTTGGCAGCGACAAGGCCATGACAGCTACGGCTTATGCTATTCATGCTGACCTTGTTGAAGCTGAAGGGTTCGATCCTACCTCTGACGACTACTATCAGGAGCTAGACAGTAGGATCCGCAACGAATTTCCCCACAAGTTCAAGGCCGCTCAGGGAAACACCCGCCCACAGTCCGCCGTGGCCTCCGCCCGGACGACCGTGAAATCTAGCAACAACAAGGTGAAACTGTCTGAAAGCCAGATCAGGGTTGCCAAGTCGCTAGGAGTTAGTTTAGAAGAGTATGCTAGACATGCTCGGATACAGCAGCAGGGTTAGTCAAATGACTGTTAACCGTACTCCTAGATCAGAGACTGTCCGCGATAAAGAATCGCGCCCACTTGTGTGGAAACCCCCGTCCAGTTTGGACGCACCCCCGGCTCCCGAGGGGTACAAGCACCGTTGGATCCGCATGGAAGCCAACGGACACGACGACCGGAAGAATGTTTCCGCACGTACACGCGAAGGCTTTGAGCTAGTTCGCGCCGAGGAATACCCCGAATGGGATCTCCCCACCATCAACGACGGCAAACATGCTGGCGTTATCGCAGTTGGAGGATTAGTCCTTGCGCGTATTCCAGATGAACTTGTTCGCCAGAGGACTGATTACTTCCGGAAGCAAACTCAACAGCAGCTTCAGGCGGTAGACAACGATCTCATGCGTGAGCAACACCCTTCAATGCCTATGGTTCGTCCTGAGCGACAATCACGGGTAACTTTCGGCGGAAATCGTTCCTCCGAATAACCACAAGGATCTGAGCAATGGCAAATATCAATGCCTCGTTCGGGCTTCGCCCGTATCGTATGCTTGGAAGCGGCGCGAACACCAATGGCGACATTGTGTTCAATATTCAGACTGCGGCTACTGCCGGTTCTTCCAGCGTGATCTATCAGGGCACCCCTGTTATCCCGCTGTCGAACGGCATGATTGATGTTGTCGGCTCTGCTGCTGGCGGCACGGTCCCCATTCTGGGCGCGTTTCTTGGCTGTAACTACATTGACCTCACGGGCAAACCCCGTTGGTCGCCCTTCTACCCCGGCACCGCTGCTTGCTATGCGAACTCCATCGCTACTGGCATCGTCTCCGCCCACCCCGATCAGGCCTTCCTGATTAACTGCGATGCTGCGGCTGCGGACTCTCTTGTCCACGCCAATGCCAACTTTGCTACCGCGACAACCGGCAGCACTGTTTCGGGCCTGTCTGCTGGCAAGCTCGCCGTCTCGACTGCTAACACGACCAACACGTTGAACATGCGCATTCTTGGCTTCGAGGACACTCCTGCCAATTCGGATGCGGCTGCGGCGGGTCGTCTGGCTGTCGTCCTCCTCAACAACCACTTCTACCGTTATAATGCTAACGGTACTGGTGCGGGTATCTAAAGGGAGTTTGAACAATGGCAATCACTCGTTCACAACTCCTTAAAGAGCTGGAGCCGGGCCTCAACGCCCTCTTTGGTATGGAGTACGACCGCTACGATAACGAACACGCTGAAATCTTCGATACGGAGACTTCGGACCGTGCGTTTGAGGAAGAGGTTATGCTGTCTGGCTTCGGTCAGGCCCCTGTAAAGGGCGAAGGCGCGGCCATCGTGTATGACACGGCTGGCGAAGCTTTCACTGCTCGCTACACCCACAACACCGTCGCGCTGGCTTTTGCGATCACTGAGGAAGCTGTAGAGGACAACCTCTACGACAAACTCAGCGCCCGCTATACCCGTGCGCTGGCTCGCTCGATGTCCAACACCAAACAGGTGACGGGTGCATCCATTCTGAATAACGCCTTCTCGTCCAGCTATCTGGGCGGCGACGGTGTTTGCCTCATCAGCAATGCGCACCCCACCACTGGTGGCGGCAACTGGTCGAACACTCTGGCGACTGCGGCGGATCTGAACGAGACTTCTCTCGAACAGGCTCTGATCGACATCGCTGGTTTCATCGACGAGCGTGGCTTGAAGATTGCCCTGCGTGGCATGAAGCTCATCATCCCGGCGAGCCTTCAGTTCACTGCCGAGCGTATCCTGAAGTCCGAGCAGCGTGTCTCGACAAGCGACAACGACATTAACGCTTTGAAGTCTGGTGGCTACATGCCTCAGGGCTTCACCGTTAACCACTTCATCACCGACACGGATTCTTGGTACATCAAGACCGATGCCCCGAACGGTATGAAGCACTTCGTTCGTTCGCCCATCAAGACGGCGATGGAAGGCGACTTTGAAACGGGCAACGTCCGTTACAAGGCTCGCGAGCGTTATAGCTTTGGCTGGTCTGACCCCCGTGCGATGTACGGCTCCCCCGGCGCGTAACTGCACTTGGAAGACCTCTGAAACGAAGGGGCCGGTATTGTACCGGCCCCTTTTTCATGTATACTGTTTTTGTCCCTGACTGCCCCTTGGCAGACACCCCACGACAGGAGAACATAATGGGAACGTCAACATTCTCTGGACCAATTAAGGCTGGCCCTATCAAGTTCACGACTGGCACCACCCTAGGTCAGGACGTAGCCAACACTGGCAACGTCGTCCTTATGCAGTCGGAAGCTGTCACGCAAGCCGGTCCCGGCGCGGATGGCGTCTACACGACAAACATCGTCCTCCCTGCGGGCAGCACGATCACCGACATCAAGCTCTACATCACCGCCATCTGGAGCGGCGTTGCTTCGACGCTTGGCCTTGGCACGACGGTTTCTGCTACCGCGCTGACTGCCGCTACGGCGGTTGCCGGTGGCACCCTTGGTATCATCACCGCCACGGCGGGGGCGGATGCGACCCGCATCGCAGCTTGGTACACGGTTGGAACCAGCGACATCCGCATCAAGCTGACCTCCGTTAACACCGGAACGGGTACGGGCTTTCTGGTCGTCAGCTACGTTCAGCCCGGTGTCATCAACCCCTAATAGGAGGCTCTGATGGCTGATACAGTTGCCACACAGACCCTCTTTCAGGGGGATAAGGTCCTAGTTATGAAGTTCACCAATGCCTCGGATGGCACGGGTGAGTCCGCTGTGACCAAGGTGGATGTTTCCACCTTGGCTTCCTATCAGGGTAAGGCTTGCACGGGCGTCCAGATCGACAGGATCTATGGACTGACGCACGGCATGGAGGTTCGTTTGCTGTGGGGAGCCACGACAAACGTCACCATCCTGACGTTCCCGCAGAAC